AGTCGGACGAAAGACTCACCGCTTTGTATCGTGTCGCCATCCACCGCGACGGGAAGAGTAAGGGTTAGGGCTAGCGCGAGGGCTAACACTTCCGCCTTATCTCTTGCCCGTGGTGGCATTCATTGACAGGGCGTAAGCAATCTCCACAAATTGGCATCACTCTGCCTCGCTTTCGTGTAGGTATCCGCCCATAGTGGAGATTAAACCCGTATGAATCACGACAGTGCCCGCACTGTCCACCGTGAGCCGTGCCCCTGGCATATTTTCTTCGACCCATTCTCTTAGGTCTTGAATTGTGTCTACCTCTTGAAGGTTCATTCGTTGCCCCTCTCTGCAATCATCAAGCCCGTACGAATGCCCGCTATAAGGCTTCTGAGAGTTCGCTCCGCTTCTGCCTTGGTTCCGCCTAAGTAATCGCTAAACCCGCGAGGCTCCCAGTGCCCCGACCCGTACTTACTACCGCCAGAGAAGAAGATTCTAAAGGCTCGTCCGTAGGTTTTGCTTCCCTCTTGTAGAACCAAGTGCGGGCGTTTGTTGGATTCATACGTCGCCTCTATTGGGTCGCCCTCTAATAGTGGCTTTACTAACTCTTCAAGCACTGCAAGAAGGCGGTGAAGGTCTTCCATTTTGGTTTGCATTTTAAAATTCTCCCGTCGTTAGGTCGTCGTCTAATAGTAGCCCTGCAATACATAGCAAAGCAAGAGGTGCAAGGGCTAGAAAGAAGAGGGTCATTTTTTAGACTCCTCAATCCACACCCACGCGTAACGCTTCTCCTCTGTCCATTTCTCTAGTTCCCATTGTGCCTCTTGTGCCGTCGCGTAATCCTCTTTAGAAGAAAAGCGGGCGTAACTCTTCGCCGTTTTAGGGTTCTCGAATGAGCCGTGAACTGTGTACTTCATCAGTTCACCCCCACGTAACTGTCAACAATAGCGCGACGAACTAGGTTTTGGTGCTTGCTTGTCGTGACGCTGAACTTTTGGCTTACGACGTACCAATCCGCCCCATCTACACGCCACGCGATAGGCGTGCCGTATGAGAAGACTACATAAACCCACTCTTCGCCGTGTGTTGCCTCGTTGAGTTTTGCGTACTCTTCCGCGTTTAAGCGTCCCGCGTCTACTGTGTACTTCTTGAATGATGACCCGCTAAGGGCTGACGCTGTAAACTGTCCATTCGTTGCGATATAGTGTTCTGCGTCTCTCTGGTTTATTGCTGGCATTTCTGTGTTCTCCTGTCGTTGTGTCGTTCTGGTAGGTTCCTACCCGTGCCCGCCTAGGGTCTCGCTCCCTGTGCCCTCTGTCAAGGGTGGCGGGCTGTGAGTTGCCTCACGCCTCGCAATCGTGCCCGTAATACCATTCCGCCGCGTCACGGCTATCGTCTAGGTTAAAAGAGCGGGCGCACTCTCGGCAGACTTTACTCATCACTTAGCCGCCTTTCGTGTCTTGATTACTTTCCGAACTCGTAGGGCTACGATTACGGCAACGCCTAAGGCTAACCCTCTATTGTCGATGTACAGGTCTATAAGGCGGGTCTCAATATAGAACCCGAACTTATCCCAGCCAATTTCAAAATATTTCGCCATTCTTTTATTCTCCTGTCTTAGGTCTTACAAGGTAAGCATTCGCCTACCTAGTGCCCCCGTCGGATTATGAATCCGTACCCGCTAGGCGGGGGCTGTTGCCCTATCGTAGGGCGTTAATGTCTACGATTTCAACCTTTAGCACGTGTTCAATCTCTAGAGTATTGGCGATAATCTGGTTCACCTTGTCCCATCCAAAAGCCTCGTAACAAGGGAAAGATTCCTTTCCGTCCTTGTTGGTAACCTTTAATGCTAGTCCTGTCGGTGTCATTGTCTGCTCCTGTCCTTGGCTTGGCGGTGTTGCCTTGCCTTGTGAGATAACTCTCTCACGCTCAATAGGTGCTTGTCAAGTATTCGACACGCTTATTTTGTGTGAGTTACATCACATCCGCGGAATCTGTGAACAGTTCTAAGTGATAAGGAATAACCCGAACTCTTCCCCTAATTCATAGCCCCGATTCAATAAGACTAGACCCCGCGAATATGGCAGGGGGATAGTCACCCGTCATAAGTTCTTTATCTTTCCCATTAGATAATTCTTTAGCCCCAAGGGCGGAAGAATGTTATTTATTCTAGGTCTAGAGGTAAGGTATAGGGTTAGACAGAACCTTACCTAATGTCTAAGACTATAGATAAGGGTGAGTGTTGGACATTTTGACCCCAGAGTGTTTAATTTGTCGTCCATACATATATGTACACTCACCCAATGATTTTCTGTTATATTTGCTAAATAGCCCTGTGACCAGGGCTTTTATATATATTAGCCCCCCTTATAAATATATTTAAAATATATTGATATTAAGTGTTCGGTTTTGGTACTTTGAACGGGTTATCTTATATGTAAAGATTAATAATAATCTTTAACGGATTAACCTCCGTTTGCTCTACGGTTAATCCTTAATATATATAATATATAATTAACAGTTACCACAGTTATGCCGTCTAACGGGTACCGTTTATACATCGTTTTATAACCTCTACAGAGGGCAACTTTAGGGGGCACCTATGGGACGCAAGCCAGGAATTCAGAACATCCCCAAGCGCGAGGCGCAGGAGAAAGTTCTACTCCAACTAGAGCAAGGCTCGACCATTACAGCCGCTATGGCATCTGTGGGACGTAACGACGTCACCTTCCGCCAGTGGACAATGAATGAACCTGAGTTTAAGGAACGAGCCGACAAAGCCCGACTGGTCGGAAAAGGGGTTATCGCTGACCTTGGCGACCTGAAGGAAATCTCCTTCCCAGACTTCTGTGAGCAGTTCTTAGATACCAAGATGTTTCCTCACCACCTCAACTGGATTGACCTGATTGAGGGGCGCGAGCCGCGCTGGATACACCCTGCTATGACCTACGAGCCAGGGGCTACCAACAGAGTGCTCGTAAATGTGCCACCTGAGCACGCAAAGTCTACGGTCATCACGACCAACTACGTGGTCTACAAGATTGTGACCAACCCTAACTCACGAGTCATCATTGTCTCAAAGACTCAGGGTATGGCACGCAAGTTCCTTGGTGCGATTAAGACTCGCCTCAACCACCCCGCCTTTATTAAACTGCAGACCGCTTTTGGTCCAAATGGCGGATATAAGGCAGACGCCACTACGTGGTCTGCAGATATGATTTATTTGGGTACAGGACGCGATAGTGGCGAAAAAGACCCAACAGTTCAAGCACTAGGACTTGGTTCCCAGATTTACGGTGCTCGTGCCGACTTGATTATTGTCGATGACGCTGTGATGGGTAGCAACGCCCACGAGTGGGAAAAGCAGATGGAATGGCTTCAGAAGGAAGTTATCACCCGTCTAGGACGCTACGGTAAACTTATCATCGTAGGTACCAGAGTCTCACCGATTGACCTCTACAAGATGCTACGGGATGGCTCACAGTGGACTGGTGGCAAATCACCCTTCACCTATATGGCTATGCCAGCCGTTCTTGAGTTTGACGAGAAACCTGCAAATTGGAAAACCCTTTGGGCTAAAACTGATAGACCCGAAGGAGATGTGGACGAACCTGATGCCGACGGACTTTATCCGAAATGGGATGGACCCGCTCTTTTTACGCGCCGCTCTGAGGTGGCGCCTTCTGTCTGGGCTATGGTCTACCAGCAAGAAGATGTCCAAGAAGACTCGATATTCTCTCCAACCTGTGTGGCTGGCTCAGTCAACGGAATGCGAAAAAGAGGACCGCTAAAGGCGGGTAACCCTGGTCATCCTCGTCACGTTGAGGGCTACACCATCATTGGTCTTGACCCTGCTATGGCAGGTGCAACAGGAGCCGTGGTCTGTACCTACAACAAGGCTGACGGAAAAATCTATGTGCTAGATGCTGTCAATATGACAGACCCTTCTCCACAGAAGATTCAAAATTTAATCGAAGATTGGGTGGAGAAATACCGCCCTCAGGAATTGCGTATCGAAATCAATGCTCATCAGAAAGCGTATGCGCTGGACGACAATTTACGAAACTTCTTGGCAGGTTACGGTACGCAACTGAATTCACATTTTACTGGCAAGAACAAGTGGGACACTTCTTTTGGTGTGGCATCTATGGCTACCTTATTTGGTAACACACGAGATGGCAGATTCCAAGATAACAACATCATCGAACTACCAAGCAATGAAGGCTCTGAGGGTTTAAAGACCCTTGTACAGGAACTCATTACGTGGAAGCCAGATACTAGAAACCCCACTGACGTTGTAATGGCTCTATGGTTTGCGGTCATCCGTATTAGAGAGTTAATGCAGAGGTCAAGTCAAGCAGCACAATATCAAAGCAACCGTTGGGCGACTCGCGCTCAAACGGAACGCAGATTCGCAATCAATTTAGATGACGCATTTGCAGACCAATGGTCACAACAATACGGATAAGGATAAAAAAATGGAAAGAAAGTTTAATAAGATGGAAAAGAAGACTCAACTAAAGAAGAGCGGTCCTGCTAAGCCAGCATACAAAGCAGGAGAAAAAGAAAACCTAATTCAGGATATTACTAATCGTTTCCGCGTAACAGCACGCGAAGCACGCGACATTGTTACAGCAGTAGGAACACTTGCTCAGTCTTCAACATCATCAAAGAACCCACAGTCACAGGGTCCAGCAGTAAAGAACCTTGTTAAGCAGGTTAAAGAAACTGCATCTGCTGCTGCAACTGGTAAAAAGGGAACTACATCTGACCGTGTTCCTGTATCAGGCAAGATGACATCACAGACAACAGGTCGCTACAGCCGCGGCTCATCACGTTCATAATTTTTAATTCTACAATAGGAGAATATTATGGCAGGAAGTTTAAGCCCAATCGGCGGAAGAACAACTGGTGGTATTAGTGGTTCAGGCGGAAAAAATGTTACGCCTATCTACAAAATGCAAGGCGGTATGATGGGTCCTGCAAAAATTCAAGGACCTCAACTGCCTAAAAAGAATAAGCCATCTGTAATAAGTAAAATTAAAAAGGCTATTAAAGACGAACTTTTTAGAGAAACACACGACACTCTGTAAAACAAAGTTGTTAATAATTGTAAATCTACGTTAGGACAATAATGGCATTATCAATGGAACAGGTAGCAGCGCGTGTTCAATCTTTGCGCTACCGCAATAGCGAGAGAGATGCTCGCAACCTTGACGTCCTTGCTGTCCGTAAGGGTCAAATCTCACAGGTTTACCCTGACTTCTTTCCAGATGGCGTAGATGCCAACGTAGTTGCTAACTTCATTGATGTTGTGGCACGTGACCTTTCAGAGGTTATGGCACCACTACCAGCGGTCAACTGCTCTGCAGCCAACGCTGTCAACGACAGAGCGCGTGCCTTTGCAGACAAGCGCACTCGAATTGCATCAAATTATTTTTCACATTCTGACCTATCGGTACAAATGTACTCAGGTGCAGACTGGTATATTACATATGGTTTCGTTCCGTTCATTATTGAATTGGACGAAGAAGCAAAACTGCCACGTATCCGCATAGAAAACCCGATAGGTTCCTATCCAGAGTTTGACCGCTATGGACGTTGTGTGGCATTTGCTAAGAGATACCTGATGACATTGGGCGAACTCGTTACTCAGTTTCCAGAGTTTGAAAGAGAATTGCTTGGTGGTCAAGGCTACAAGCAAGACCTTAATAACGAGGTTGAGTTAATTCGCTACTATGACAAAGACCAGTCAATCATCTACTTACCAACACGTCAAGACCTAATTCTTTCAAAGGTCAAAAACCCAATGGGTAAGATGATGGTTGTTGTTGCACGTAAACCATCTGTTGATGGTGAACTACGTGGACAATTTGATGACGTCTTGGGTATTCAGTTACTACGCAATCGCTTCGCATTGCTTGCAATGGAAGCAGCAGAGAAATCTGTTCAGGCTCCCATCGTACTTCCACAGGATGTACAGGAACTACAACTTGGTGGAGACGCAGTTATCCGTACTGCAAACCCAGCAGGTGTACGCCGCGTAGAACTCACACTTCCCCAAGGTGCATTTACTGAGCAGACATTGCTTAACCAAGAACTTCGTGTTGGTACACGTTATCCTGAATCTCGTACAGGTAACATTGATGCCTCTATCGTCACTGGACAAGGCGTACAGGCTCTTATGGGTGCATTTGATACCCAGGTTAAGTCTGCTCAAGCAATCTTTGCAGCGGCACTACGCGACATTATCAGCCTTTGCTTTGAGGTTGATGAGCGTATGTATCCAGAAGAAAAAACAATTCGCGGAGTAGATTCAGGTTCTCCATATGAAATCACATACAAGCCAGCCAAAGACATCAAGAATGACTATTCTGCTGATGTTCGCTACGGTATGCTTGCTGGTCTTAATCCAGCGCAAGGTCTTATCTTTATGCTTCAAGCACTTGGAGGAAAACTCATCAGCCGAGATATGGCTATGAGAGAACTTCCATTTACTGTAAACGTAACACAAGAACTTGAGAAGATTGAAATTGAAGATATGCGTGCCGCATTACTTGGTTCGCTTACTGCCTACACACAAGCCATCCCACAGATGGCAACACAAGGTCAGGATGCTTCAGAAGTAGTACGTAAGATTGCTGCGGTTATCAAGGCTCGTCAAAAGGGTCAAGCACTAGAAGACGCAATTGAAGCCACATTCGCTCCGCAGCAGCAAGTTCCTCCTGCTGGGGCACCAGAAATGGTTGAGCAAATGTCCCCTGCTCCCGAAGGCGTTCCAGCAGGAGGCGCTATTGCTCCAGAAGGTCAACCTATAGAAGGCGCACCAGCCCCTGATATTCAAACAATTCTTGCAAGTTTAAGCGCTTCAGGAAAAGCAGGCGGAAGAGTAACAACAAGAGTTAGTCAGTAAAAAAACAAAGGGGACGTAATGACAACGATTATTGGCGTTGAGTACGCAAATCGCTGTGTTGTTCTTGGCGATTCTCGCGTTGTAGGTGACTCAAAGATTTACTCTCATCCAGATATGGTTAAAGTTGTAACTAACGGAAACTTTATTATTGGAGCAGCAGGAGATGTACGAGCATTGCAAGTTATCTTGCATACTTGGAAGCCACCTGTGGCAGTTGCTAAAGATAAAGATAACCTTTTTCAGTTTATGATTAGTAAGGTTGTTCCATCTCTTAAGAAGCAACTAAATGATTATGGTCTTTTAGATACAAAGTCACCAGATAAAGATTTTGAATTGTATGTACTAATAGCATACAATGGCAGTATCTTTGAGATTGATAGTGACTTTGCAGTCTCTCGTAGCGAATCAGGCTACTACGGAATAGGCACTGGTGGCGATTACGCACTAGGTGCACTCTATGCAGGTGCTACACCTGAACAAGCAGCATCTATCGCTGCACTTAATGATAGCAAAACAGCGGAACCATTTATTACAGAAACTCAGTTAAAGAAATGAGTGCTGAATTCCGCGAAGCAATTGAAGACGCATTGCGACTTCTTGTAGATACAGACAACACGGGTAAGAACTACATCGCATCAGGTTGGGTTTTAATATCCGAATGGGCAGATTACGAAGGCAACCGCTTTCTTCATACAGAAGTTAGCGAAGCAATGACTCCTTGGAATGCAGCAGGAATGATGCGTTTAGCCGAAGAGTACAACAGTGAACTTGAAGATACTTTCTTAGAAGAAGAGGATGACCAGTGACTACAGCACCTGAGAATAGAGGCGGACTCCGCCCCACTGCACCTCAAAACAATCCTGCAAATGTTTCAGGTACAGGTGGAGCAGGACAAAAAGGAACTCAACCAGCACGCTATATTGCTGGACTTCCATACGGTCAAGGTCAAGCAACAATGAGTCAGCAAACTGCTGCTCCTATGGCTGGCAATCCAAATGTTTCAGCAGGTCCTGCAAGCGGAGATATGGGAGCAATGCTCTCTCCAATTACACCTCTTAGCGCCCCTACAGAGCGCCCAGACGAGCCATTAACATCTGGTATGGACTTTGGTGCAGGTCCTGGTTCAGAAGCCCTTGCATTGCCGCAGGACCGTAGCCTTTCACAAATTCTTGCTTCTATGTTAGAGGCTGACCCAACAGGAGATGTCAGAGACTTATACGACTTTGTTGTATCAAGAGGTCTTTAATGGCTAAAGATATAACAACGGTAGCGACTTTATCACCTGGTGTAGCAACAGCGGCTTTGTCTTCTGGCGCAACAAAAAAAGAAATTAATCGTCTTGCTGGTTTAGTTGAGATTACTAACTTACACAAGACTCTATCTACCTTGCCACAGAACGAGGCATACAATAGATATCAGACTCTTCCTGATTCAACTCAAGATGCTTTGTCATCTATGTTCAACCCTAAGTATCTTAAGCAGGATAAAGGATTCTTCGGCAACCTTTTGGGTAACATTAAGAGCGCTGTTTGGTATGGCGGCGGTACAACAAAAGATTTAATTAAGCAGGTCATATCTCTAAACCCAGGTAACCTCGACAATTTAATTCTTAAAGCAGTATTTGCAACTGGAAAGACTATTGTTCAAGAAGAAAAGGTTGCATCTCCAGCAGGTAAAGCATTAGATATTCTTATTCGTCCACAAGAAAAACTTATTAAGCAGCCTTACACTGCACAGAAACTTGCAGAAGAAGAGGGTGTTGATAGTTGGAGTAATTACGGACGATTCTTACTTGAGGGTGCAAAAGAGTTATTGCCTGGCGGACGCGATGCTCGTAGCACTGACAATGCAACAAACTTTATGAAGTATTGGGAACAGGCTGCCGATAAGGAGAATGTTTACGACAACTCTGAAGTTGCAAAAATTGACACAATGTTTACTCCAGATGTTCAAGCAGTTGGTAAGTTGCTTGCAAGCAGAATGGATATTGTTGACGCTTTTGACTCATACTCAGACAACCCAGCAATAGTTTCACTTATTGCTCGCTATACATCTGGTGATGAAGAGGCTAATAAACTTATTGGCGAAGCAGTTGCACGATACTCTAAGGCTAAGATTAGCCCAGGAAGAGATATTACTCGTTCTTTAGTTGAACTATTCCCGCACGCTGCAGAGCGTGCAATTCTTGGTGATGGTGCTGCTGCTAAATTCTTTGACACAATTTCAGGCAGTATTGACCTTACTGTAACATTCGGCTTAGACCCATTAATTCTTGGTGGAAAAGCAAAGCGCAGTTTAGATGCTGCTCGTTTTGGTTTGATTAAACTTGGAGTAGACAGCACTGACCTGCAAAAGGCTTGGCAACGTGGCGATGTGCAGGGATACTGGAACAGAGTTGGAAAGTTACTAGACGATTTCCGTAGCGATGACTTCCAAAAGTCAGGCGCAGCCCTTACTCGTATCCAGGATAGATACAAAGAACTTTCATACGATGTAATTGATGACCTTGCCAAGGCTGGTGTTAATGACGCTGAGTCAGCACTGAATTACTTTACAGATGGAAAGATAATCAGCGCACTGATGCGCGGTGATGTGGCATATGCTCGCACACCACTTATCCCTCGTTATACTGTAACTCGTAAGATTAAAGACTCAGTTAAGGATGTTTTTTCTGCTGCACTAGGAACCAATCGTTTCGAGAATACAGCACAGGGTCTTAATACAGTAGATGAATTTGCAAGACTAATCGATGCAAACCCACTTGCCTGGGCTGACAAGGTTGGTGTTGATGAACTACGCCGAGTTGAAGGTCCTGGTGGAGTTGAAGTTGTTCAGTACACCCCACGCGACCTAAGAGTATCTGCAAGAATTGACAGAGTTGTCAAGCAATTTAGCATTGCACCTTCAATGGAGCGCATTATTAGCATCAGTGATGCTAGTAGCGCTAACCAAGTCTATAGGCTTGTTCGTGCCACTGGCGTATCAAAGAAGGGCGCTTCGGATTTCCGTGGTGCTTGGATTAAAGCAGATGAAGGTCAACGTCTTATTATGTACAAGGGTCTGCTAAAGACAATTGGTTACGGTATGGGTCTTGACCACACTGATGAGGGTCTAAAGATTCTTGCAAGTATTGATGATTTCTCTACTGAACTTTACTCAGTTAACCAGAGTGCACTTGATTTAGGTGACTTGGCTGCTGCTATTGGAACAGTATCTACAAAGGGTGGGCAGGTTCCATCTGGAGTTCGTAGAATTGTTCAAGAAGCAACAGATACACTTACTGCAGAGGGCAAGGCTAATCGCCTTCTTGCCTCAGTTGGTAAGGAAATGAATGACCTTGCAGAACAACTCAGAGTGCTTCGTACAGCCAAAAACGATGCAAAAAAGGCTGGCGAACTAGAACTCGTTGAAGCACTAGATGAGCAACTAAAGATTATTGGTGGACGATTCTTTAAGGTTAAGAAGTCTTACTTACAACTCAAGAAGACATCTGGCAAAGTTGAAGATGAGTTAAGCGTTGCTCGACTTGAAGAAATTGAAGCAGAAAACGCACTTGACCTTGGTAGATTTAATGCCGCTGAGATGAATGGACAACAGTTTGCTGTCCGTCAGTACCAACTGAACCAGTCTCGCGCTCTACCTCAACTAGATGAGTGGCGTAGATTTGCTGCACGCTCTGGTGTAACCAAGGCAATTATGGGTAAGGTCAGTGATTCTTACACTGCTCGCGTCGTAACAGATGCTTGGTCTTTCGGTAACCTTTATCCACGCCTTGGTATCCGTACTACCATTGAAGAAGTTGGAATGTACGGAATTATTGCTGGTTCCGAAGGATTTGGTAACTATCTAAAGGGACGTATTATGTCCCGCGAACTTCGAGCAGCCCGTCTGCCTGGTAGAAAAACTACAATTATTGGTCAAAGAGAAGTTGAAACTCCAAATCTTGGAATCATTTACAACAATCTTTACAAGATTACACGCAAGCATTACTCAAGAGATGAGTTAATTGCTATGGCGGATGACCCAGAAGCGCTAGGCACAGCAGTTGCTAATGCAGTAATTAAGAATCGCTTTAAGCCTTCTTTGTTTGAGACTGCAGCAGGTGCTCGTATGGCTGACTACACTCAAGATTTTGCACGCTTTAACGGCAAGTCAGTTCTTGATGACATCAATGGCTCATCTTATCGCGCAGAGCGCACAGTTTCAGAGGTTGAAGAGACAGCAAATAGCCTAAGGCAGTTTGGTCCATCAATTGCATACAATCTAGATATTGTAGAGTCAATGAAGGGTCTAAAGTTTGGCAAGGAATTTACAGAAATTGGTGCAACCAGTGACAAGTTCCTACTTAGTTGGTTCTTTGAACTCAATAACACAGTAGGTGCTCGTAACGGACAATTCGGAAATATCGTTTTGTGGAATGTAAACAAAAACGAAGACACAGTTGTCAACCTACTTCGTGAATATATCGATGGACCTGGAAATGAACTTGCAAAAAAGTTTGCTATTTACGCATCAGAGGGTTCAGAGGGTCTAGCACGTAGAATTTACGCAGACAGTACTTACGCACTTCGTGATTCTTCAGGTCGCATAAACAAGAAGTTGGTTCAGGCTATCCGTGACAAGGGTGGTATGCAAAACTTCACGCTAGATGACCTAGTAAAGTACGATGTTGACTGGGCACGTCCACGCGCTATCCTCGGAAAAGAAATTATTCCGCTAGGAGCAGGAAATCCTGAACAAGCAATTTACAGAGTCATTAATAATGGCTATGGTTGGGTAGGAAAGCAGATTGCTCTGCTAGACAGAGAACCAATTACGCTTGGAAACTACGTAATGTTCCGTGATGACCTACGACCATACCAAGAATTAATCAAAAGAAACGCTTTAGCGGCAGGTGCCAGTGATGAGGCTGCTGAATCTATGGCAAGATTGGCTGCACACGACACAGCGCTAGATGCGGCACGTACAAGAACTCTTGGATATGTCGATAACTCGGATGTTCGTACAAACCTTGCTTTCAATCTTCGCACATTTGGTCGTTATTACAGAGCAACCGAAGACTTCTACCGTCGCGTAGCCAGAATTACTAAGTATGAGAAGCGTGCACTTGTGCGCCTTGCGATTGCTAACCAGTCTTTCGAGAACTCAGGCTTTGTACACACAGATGACAAGGGTGAGTTGTACTTTACCTACCCAGGAGATGACATTCTTAATGTTGTCCTAGGCGAAACTCTACTAAGAGCATTCGGTATGGGTGGCTCACAGCCACTACCAATTAACTTTGGCGGTAAAGTCAAGATGCTTACACCATCACTTGACCCACAGTCAGCAGCACCTCGTCTTGGTGGACCTTTAGTATCACTTTCTTTTGCACTGTTTGAGAACCTTCCATATGTTGGACAATACATCAAGGGTGCAGAGGGAGTTGTCACTGGTTCATACAACGTCGATGCGCCACTATGGCGTAAGTTGCTTCCTGCTAACGCTCAACGCCTAGGAGATATCTTCTACGGCGGTTCAGCAACAGCAGACTATCGATTCTCTGCAATTATCCAGGCTATGAAGATGAACATTGCTAACGGCAACGGACCTACTAAGCCATCAGATATTGATAAGTTCTTAAGAGATGCAACTATCCAAGGAATCAACGTACAGGCTATCCGCTTTGTAACTGGGTTAGGTGCACCTGCATCTGTTCAGTTGTTTGCTAACAAAGATGTACCTAAGGACCTGATTAACGCTGGAGTATTTACTTGGGATGCAGAGTTCCAGAAGTTCATCAGACGTCAGGGAGATGACCCAAAGGCTTTCTCTAAGGCATTGATTGAATTTGCTAAAATCTACCCATCTAAACTGGTATTTACTGTGGCAAAGACAACTGCTGGTACAGAGGCTAACTTCCAGAAGACATATGAAGCAGCAGACTTTGTGAAGAAGAATAAAGAACTTTTGCTTGAGCACAAGCAGGGTGCATCATTCTTTATCCCAATTAATGGTACAAATGACTACGAATCCTATGCATACCTAAAGGCTCAGGGGTTTGTTAAGAACAAGACCCTAGAAGACTTCTTAATGGAGGCTTCTACAGCCGATGCACGTAAGAAGTACTATGAAATATCTGACAGTTACAACGAGAAGATTGCTAACGCAAAGAACCCTGTTGAAAAAAGAGGACTACGAACATCTCTTACAAATGCACAGAATGCTTTAAAGGTTGCGTATCCTTTACTTAAGACATACTTGGGTACACAAGAAGGAACAAAGCAACCAAAGCAGGACGCACTAGATGACCTACGTAACCTTATCTATTCAAACAAGGCACCTAACGCTGAGTTGTCTAAGGTGTTTTCAGCAATGATTGGTGTCTATGATGCTGGTCAAGCAAACCTACGTAACAATCAAGGGTCAACTGCACTTGCTGAATTCCGTAGAAAAGAAATTAGAGCAGACCTTAAAGATACATTAGTAACAATTGCGAAAGATAATCCAAATGCACAGGCTCTTTATTGGACTATCTTCGACCCATTGATTGGAGAATAAGTTGGGCAAATACGAAGATAGGGATGGCGATGCTTATGTATCCTGGTATCCAGACCCTAAAAAGCCTAATGAAGCACCAGGTGCTGGAGTTGACAAGTCTGTTATCGACCCTAATGATGCTGATGCTTCTGTAACACCAGGCGCATCTGGGGCATCTTCTGGTGGTTCAACATCAGGTCAGTACACTGCTGGCGTATATCCAATCTATATTCCTGGAACACCTGACAG